CAGCACCCGTAAAAGCGGCGGTTAAACCGACAAATACGGTGCTTATCTTCTTTGCAGATTGGCCAATCGTCCCCAGCTCCATATCAAACAGCCCTGCAAGATCGTTCAGTTGACCGCCGATATTATCCGACATAACCTTTGTAGCTACAGCAGCCTGATCGATTTCCTGACGATACGGTTTTGTATCGCCCGACATTAAGACTTTTAAATTCTTTGTTGCCATAGAAAAAGGATTATTTTTTATTTAGAAAATCGATTGCGGCACGTGATTTTTTTAACAATGCTTCAGGATCGGCTTCGTTGTCTTCAGCAGTATGATCAGCATTCCAATCCGGCCAAAGCTGCGAAGGTGTTAACTGTTCATTGAGCTGTTTTCCTGAAATATTCAAAAGAGCGGTGACTGACATTCGGGCGATATTGTATTCAAATTCATATCGCTCCATTTTTGCCTTAGTCAGACCACGTAAAGCGTCCCAAAAATAGCAACAGCGACACAGACCAAAATCAGCAATACGGTAACCCAATTCGCCCAATGCCAAAGCGCGAAGCTGTGAAAGGCTGACCGGATCGGACTCTTTTTTTTTACCTCATCCTTTTTCGGTTCGGCTTTTGCCAACTCACCAATATATCGTTTGATGAAAATTGGCGCGAAATACGACATGATTGATGGTGACAGCATCCGTTTAAATTCGAGAAAATCGGGTTCGAATGTGCGCCCGTCTAACTCTTCGCCTTCGATGATCGCGCAAAACAACCACAACAGCATTGCCCTGGTAGCGACTCCACCGGTCTTCACCGATTCGGCGGCTTCAATTTCGAACTGTCCCAGCTTTTTGCCTGAAAGATTCTCCCAGTTTTCGGCGGTATTCATATTTATTTCGACACGGTACGGACGGTCAGCGATGGTGATGCGGTCAATTTTCATAAGATGCGAATTATCACGAATTTAAAACGAATTAGGCGAATCAGTATGGGCGATCCTATGTGATCGCCCTGATATTATACAGCTACAGAAGCCCAATCAAGATCAGCATCCTGGATGATCTTTGCATCACAGCTGATTGTTGCTTTTCCGGCTGATCCTGACTTTTCGTTCCAGCTCATCAGCCTCATGTTACCGGCGATTTCAGGTTTACCTGCCGTGCCCATTCCATACACAAATGGGATCAGTGTTTTTGCCCGGTAAGCGGCGCGAAGAGCGGTCCAGTCCATTTCTGTCAATTCCTGACCAGCCTCATTGATACAGACAATTCCGGATATCGCAAACTTGTCCTCAAAACCAACGATTTCTTCCTGTGCCACACCGGCATCAGCTTTGATCAGTGAGGTTTCAACGGTTGCTGAGCTGCTTAGATCAACATCGGTGATCCCGGCGAAAAATTTAGTCGATACTTTTAGGGTAATGTCCCTGCCATTTACACGTGTTGTCATTTTAACGGTTTTTTGTTTGTATGAGAAATGTTAATTGATCGTAAAACTTTTTCTTTTCTTCATCGAAGGTGACACCCAGTGACGATGTGAAATTCACCTCTTCGAAGACAGTCCCGGCCACATCGCCATTCGCCTCTTCGAGTAAATCGGTGATCTGTTCAGTAACCGGGTCGATCTCTTCCTGAGTATCGGCAACCACAGTAATTGACACGCTATATTCGAAACCGTAAATTCCTTTTTTATCGCGGAGCGTGTCGGTTATTTCTTCCTGGTGTACTGCGAATACTCCTTCAGGGAATGCATCAGTATCAACCACTGGTGAAAAGGAATTCACTACAGCATTAAGAATTAGTTGTATTGCGTCTGTAATCATTTGAATCCGTATTTAGCAGTCACCATATCCAATGTTTTTTCAATATCAGCAGCAGCCACATCAAGCCCAGGCTGAAACCCTGCCTGATACCCTTTTTCGAAAAAGTTAAGCGGTTTTATTCCACCTAAAATTGACGGTCTTGATTTTAAATTTTTCTTAAATGCCCGTCCACGTTTCGGTTTGCCTGACAACATTGCAATCAGCTCCGACCTCCTACGCGCTTTGGCCTGAAATTCAAATTCATGGTTCTTATCGCGGTTCGCGTTCGTTCCGTAATTCAACCAGTAGACAATGTTCCACGCATCCCAACGGATTCCCCTGCGATTGACAAACTGAACCTTCCGGCCAAAGAAGCCCAACAACACCATAGGAATAGCGGTTCGCGCGAGTTTCTTAACCGATAAAATCGCTTTGAACTTCTGAATGGCTGAAGGCATTGCAGCGGCCATTTGCTTATTACAGATCCGGGCACCACGGGTAAGACTTTCGAGAACAGATTTTTGTAACTCTTTGGGATGATCTTTCAAAAAGTCTTTTAGTTCGTCGAGTCCTTCAATAGTTATAACTGACATAGCTTAGTCCTCCATTCTGTTACATCCGATTTTCAGCATAATACCATCACGCGCAATCGTGACAATGTTCCAGAAATCTTCACCCTGTTTGATTCGCATCTTACGATTAAGATCGGCGCGAAAGTGAGTTGTGAAGGTGGTCGTTACCGGTGCGATGGTTGCAATAGCCGAAAACGATTCGGTAACTACATCATCACTCTGAGCCGCGAAAAAGGGAAAAGCATCCGACCAGACATTCAGCATACCGCCTTTGCCTGTCTTCGTTTCTTCCTTGCTTTGCGCGATCAGATAACGGTCCATCGTTCCAATTTTTACACGATCGGGCATGATATCGATCTTAGAAGGTTTTGCGAAACGGTTACTTTCTCATCAACACCATCATCAGGCGAAGTGTAGAACCTTGCCGCGCGAAGGGCAACAGCATTACGGATCAGTTCAGGGAAAGGGTTTGTTGCCTCACCCCAACCGGCTGTATAAGTAATCCTAATTGCATCCGGGCGCGTGGTGTCGATATCGACGAATTGATAATCGCTCTTCAGGAAGATAGTACCCTGGTATTCGTCTTTCGTTAGTTCGTATTTCTCTACAGGAATTTCGACCAACAAACTTCCAGTATTCAGATATTCAATTTTGATGATATCGCCTATAGGTCCACGCTCAATGATAAATGCACGATTGCAATTTTTCGCACCCCAACCGCTCGAAGCCTGAAGCGTTGCGAAGTTGATCTGTCGCCCTGTATCCTTAGTCGCCGAATCGGTTGCAGCCGCGATCAACGATTCCAAATACAGATCGTGTGCATCGTGAGTTACACGAAGCTGATCTTTCAGAAATTGAAGTTCACAGGCGAAAACAACGGAAGGAATAAGGATCTTGTACTTCATGGTAAACAGATTGCACGGATTAGAAAAGTATTACACGGACAAGTAAGCGGTGATTGCTGCAAATGTTTTATTTGCGATGCCTTTGATATCTTTCAAACTTTCACCAGTGCTGCGAATCTGATCAATGGAAATGAAACCATTTTCAAAAAGCAGTTCACGACATGGAAGATCTTCAGGCAGCGGATTTTCTTCTTTTGCAACAACGCCAGGGAAATAAATAACATGACCAGATTCGGTTAATTCAGCAACCTGATCAGCTTCAAGTTCTGAAATATCACCTTCGAAATATGCGTATTTTTGATGCGGTTTTAACCACTTAATATTCAATAATTCACCCATGATTGAAAGATTTGTAAAAGGCCGATATCGGACAGTACCGGCCTTTCTGATTTAACTAACTAAACACCTATGAAAGAAACAAGACAACGCACTAAGCAGTAAGCGCGTCTTTCATCGCTGAGAAAGCTTCAGGGTTACGAAGCGCTACATCAGCAAACTGATTCAACACGATTTTGATTTCGTTATATTCAGCACGCGTGTACGGATCGACAACGATGTCGAGACCTCCCCACATACCGATAAATAACTCAGAAAATACACCGGCAATGATCGCCGAACAAACAGCACCCGAAGCGGCTTTTACAAGGTCTGAAGGAACAGAATTGCTGATAACAGTTTTGCAACCGTTCATCTGATCGCCCTGAAGAATAAATCCAGGTACACCAGCAGCCTGAAGCGTTTGTTTCAGTTTACCCGAAACCTTTGAGTTGGTAAGATATCCTATCTGACCGGTCACATTCTTTGAAAGAATGGCAGTTTCAAGATCAACGATATTACCCCATGTTGGAGCCAGTCCATTAACGCCACCAGCAACAGCACCAATACCCACGGTATTTAAAATACCACATGGAATAGGAGCGACACCCGAACCATTGATTGCAGCATTTTGCAACCCCTGAGCAATTGCCTGGATGATTTCATTTCGGAGCATCGTTTCAGCTACGTTATTGGTTTGAAGCAATAACTGTTTCGAGATAGCACCGGCAACCATCAAATTTTTTGGAGTCATTATTACTTTCGAAAATGCATCTTTTGTAAAGTTGACATTGCCGCCTTCAGCAACCCAGGTAGCATTGAAAGCGCCGCCCTTTAAAAGCGGAAGATTACCGATCAGACCGGTAATGAAATTAGTTCCAAGACCCATCAATACCAAAGCATTTTTCAACGATTCGATAAAGATGTAAGGATCGTTTTGAACAAGGTTTCCACCATCAGCAGCAGTGGTTACATTTTGGCCAGTGCTGGCACGTGAGTTTAAAACCATCAACGGAACGGTAAACCCTTTAATCTGTTTTCCAATTTCAGCCGCTTCGCGAAGACCTACTTTGTGCATTTCGCCTTCGAGTCCGTCAGGATCTTTGTGATCAACCAGCATTTTGATGGCGCGTGCGAAAGAGTACTGTGCAACTTCTTTTTCTTCCGTTTCGGAAATTGATCGACCGCCTGGACCAGCTGCATTGGCCAGCTGCATTGCTTCGCGTTTTTCTTCGCGGGCGATTTCCAGATTCAGCGCTTCTATTTTCGCTGATGTAGTGTCGAACAATCCTTTCTGTTCAACTGTTAATTCTGTAGCCTCCAGGAGAGGTTTTATTTCTGCCTCCAGGGACGCCCTTTGCTGTTTTAAAACATCGGATTTTTTCATTATAAAAATTATTTAATTATTAATAAATGGCCCGTGGGGCTATGATTTTACTTTAAAATGTTTTTGAACCCTAAGCAACTGATCAGCCTGAGCCGTCACTTTCAACTTATAGGTTTCGATTTCTGCCAATAACCGGCGTACTTCATCCGGATCAGTCGAGCGGATCTCAACATCTTTACCATCGAGTAGATCGAGTACATCACAAACCCTCATCTCTTCAATTTGAGACAAGCGAAATTTATCATCCAAAGCACGCCTGACATAAGAGAGAGCACCGGCGGTCTGATCGCGCATTGTGCGTACCTGAGCATTACGGTTCGAAGGAATATTGACAACCGAGTATTCGAGTAATTCAGAACGCCCGAAGTAATATGTTTCGTTTACTTTGCGCTCACCCTCATCACCTTCACCGTATGAGCCCTTGACCATTTCGTGAAATCCTACTGAAGTGCTTTTCAGCGTTCCGAAGAGAATTTTACGAAAAACCTTTTCAGCTAAAGGATTGATATCAGCTGGTTCGAATATGGTACGGCCAATCAATAGATCACCGTCAATTGATGCAAATCCTTTCGCAACGACTGAATCCGGATCGGGTGCATCACACATACCGCCTCCGTAAACGTTATGCATATAGCCAACAATG